ATCTTTAGTATTGAACACACAAATACCCCTTTCATGTTTTGTATTACCTGAACAATTATATACGCACTTTACTTTTTTAAATAGTTCATTGCCAATCTGTTCTATAGTTTTCTCTGAATCACTTCCAGTAACTAAATGTACCTCGTGAGTGTGTATAAACTCCAAGAACCACTCTTGGAATTTTTTATTCATTTTTGCTCTGCTAGGGGTAAGTGTGCCGTCTACATCAAAAATGTAAATATGGTCATTCATTTGGATAACTTTTGTTAAGTATAGACGCAAGTTCGTCCGGTGATTTAGCAAGATTTTGTAAATCATGTATACCACAGAATTTTAAGAAATTCATACCAACAGCAGTTTTTGTTTTTTTCACACTATTTTCAGCAATCGTTTCCACGAATTTAATCTTTAATTCTAATGGTTGAGCAGTTAAATCAATCAGTTGAACGTTACGTTCAAAATCATCACGCACTGTATGTTCTTCCCCATTGTGGTCTGTCCATCGCTGTAACATAAAGTTATTCCAGTTGAACCCACCCGTATCTTTATCTGCGTATGCTTCTAACATGCCCACTTTGTTTCTAGTACCTTTCTTACGACAACCAGGATATGCTGAAAAGATATTATCACTTGTATCACCACGAATACATTTCTCAAACAATAACCATTCTGGGTCTGGTGCTTCTTTAACTTCACCAGTTTTCTTTTCTTTTATCGGAGTCATATTCTTATCATCTTTAAAGAACCCATCTTTAGTAATGATACGATTTTGAACACCGTCATACATAGTTACATTGTCTGAAATTAGTTGAAAGTAATCACTATCACTTGATACAATAATATGATTATCGTTTGGATGAGCCTCAATAAACAGAGCAATCATATCATCTGCTTCGGCTTCATTGTTCTGTAACAATGTTACATTTGTTTTTTCATCTAAGAATGTAATCATATCATCATATGATTGAAACATGATTTCATCTTCTTCTTGTTCTCTGACACTCTTGGCCAGACGAGCAACTTGTCGGTTCTTCTTATATGGCTCATAGAAATCTTTACGCCAACTACGACCTTCTAAACAGAACACGGCATGGTCCGCATTGAATTTGTTATAACATAGTTTAACACTACTAAGCATTATGTGATATGCCATACCAATCTTCATATCAATAGTGGCTCCTCTCATTGCTACGTGCTTTGCTCGGTGATACATATTGAACGAATCTACTAGAATAAAGGTAGCCATATCTTATGAATACTCAGAAGTATTTTCGTCTGTTTTTATCTTACTAATGATTAGTCCATCTTTACTATCAGACATTACACTTTTTCTGACGCCTTCTTCATCCTCTAAATCATTCAGAACAATATTCTTACATAAATCGCTAAACCAATTATCAACTATTTGGTCTTGCTCAACTCCCTCATATCCATTCTGTGCAAGATATTCTACAAAGTTATCATTGAAATCTAATTCAAAGAATCCTTGACCTGGTGAATCTTCATCTAGTTCCATACCAACAACTCTGACATACTCTTTGCCTTCTAAGGTTGCCATATTCTTGTCGTGTTCGTGTTGGTCTATATGTTCATACTTAAAGTTAATCTTTTCAAGTGCGATTGCTTGTTCTTTTTCATCACTAATTCGTCTTGCTACGGCTCTTTCTTTTTCTTCTGGTGTTCCAAACCAAGTAGTCGGATTAAGCGTTTTACTCATTTTCGTCTCCTTTCTGTCTGTCTACTGGAATGTTTTGTTTCTCATCAATACCACTAAAGATGCCAACCTTAGAGTTTCTTTCCCAGCACTCAATAATATCATCTCTGATATATTCTAATGGAGTACCAGTAGGATATTCATGACTCCAATTATGAGCCATCTTCATAGCATTGTCACGTATAGTTTGAATCCTACGTTTCTCATAGTATTCTTTTCTTCTAAATTCTATTCGTTCCATAAACTTCTTCGAATAGCCTTGATTAAATAACGCTTTAAGCATTATACTTTCTCCTTTTCTAACTAATATATTTCAACCAATCTTTGTTTTTAAAATCGTAATCCTCATCTCGCCAGACTTCGTTATCTTCTTCATCTAAAATTTTAATCCATTCAATGTCAAAGTCTCCTAGCCCAACTGGCGTTTCATTTTCTGGTTCATGGTCGATTGCGTTCTCACCCAAATCGTCCATTAAATCATCTAAACTTTCAGCAGTATTTCCTTCTCGTACAAAGAATTTCTTTTCAGCATCATAGTAATTTACTTCCCATAGAACTGTAAAATTTACCATCCTATTTTCTCCCATGGAACATCTTTGTCACCAAAATGTCCGTATACACAATTCTTACTATATTGATGAAAATTGAATAAATCAAATCTATCAATAATCCCTTTTGGTGTTAAATCAATATTATCAGCAATATACTTTTGAATAGTTCTGTTGTGTCCATTTGAATCTACATAGATACTTGTTGGTTCTTTAACACCGATAGCATAACTCAATTGAATTTGACACCAATCTGCCATGTTATCTGCTACAACATTTTTCGCAATCCAACGTGCCATATAAGCGGCACTTCTATCTACTTTCGTAGGGTCTTTTCCTGAGAATGCACCACCACCGTGGGGTGCATAACCACCATATGTATCAACAATAATCTTTCTACCCGTTAATCCAGCATCTCCATCTGGGCCACCAATTTCAAATTTGCCCGTAGGATTGATATGCCATATAGTGTCACTATCAATCAAATCTTCTAGTACGTACGCACCAGCCACTCTGGCCTCTGCTCCTGCTTCATCTCCTCGGTCTACTGCGTGTTGAGTCGATATTACTACTTGGTCACAACGTTTTACTTTACCACCCTCATATTGTAGACTTACTTGGGATTTAGCGTCTGGAAGCAAGGAATCAGCGCCTGTGATGCGTTTCTCTTTAAGTTCTTTAAGTATCTCATGTGCGTAATATATAGGTGCTGGTAGCATAGCCTCATTATCATTACAAGCATACCCAAACATTAGTCCTTGGTCACCAGCACCGAAATCATCGGTTCCTAGTGCGATATCGCCTGACTGTGAGTGAATTTCATTATAGATTTTTAGTTTATCCCAGTGAAATCCCTCTTGTTCATATCCAATGTATTTCACTACATCACGGATGATTTCTTCTACCTCATCCTTGGTTACGTTAAAGTTCTTTACTTCCCCTGCAAGTGTTACATGATTAGTAGTTACTAATGTTTCAACTGCAACTCTTGTTGTTTCGTCACCATTTTTAAGTCCTGCATCAACTAACGCATCACTAATCTGGTCAGCAACCTTATCTGGGTGTCCATCACTAACACTCTCACTTGTAAAAATATAGTTATTCATTCAAATCCTTAATAAAAGTTAATCTTTCCTACTATTATATCAAATAATAGGGCAAAGGTCAAGTGGTTTATTCTACTGTTCTTGTAATATTGAGTACACGTCATGTCCTGTATCACGTAACTTCGCACCACCACCTAAAAACTCAAGTTCCATTATGCTTAATATACACACAACATCTGCTTCAAATCTATCTGTTAATTTAATAACAGCCTCGATTGTTCCACCTGTTGCAATAACATCGTCTATAATTAATACTTGGTCACCTTTATTTATTGCGTCTGTTTGTAAATGTAACTCATCAGTTCCATATTCTAGTTCATATTCAGTAAATATTGTTTCGCCAGGTAGTTTGCCTTTCTTTCTAGCCATTGAAAATGGTATACCAGTTTCTGAACTTAAAGCACCAGCCATCGGAAATCCCCGAGCATCTAATCCAATAATTCTATTAAATTCTATATTATTATCAGAGATATAATCTCGGAACAATGACATAACATGTTGTACACCTTGCGGAGCATTAAACACACTTGCCATATCTTGATAGAGAACACCAGGCCTAGGATGGTCTGGTATAACTCTAATCAGATTTTGTATAGTATCAGAAGTTGGCTTAATAATGGTCACTCGCTTAGAGATAATTCTTCTTCTAGTTGTGATATTTCTTCTTTTATATGTAATTTCTTTAATTTCAATTTAGAAACAATATTATCTTTAGTATGCATATTATATGCAGTAATTATACCATCATCTAAATCTCTATGTTGTTTTTTTAAATATATAAGACGTGTGCGTTTCTTTTTCATTATGTCTCTTGCCATCCACTTCTCCTATAGTTATTTTTTGTTCATATTCTTACTTAGTGTCCCGCTTTTGCTGGAAGAATATACTCATACACCCCCAGTCCACTGTCTACTTGAATCATCATAGCACCTTGGTCTGAGATTTTCATATTCATTGTACTTGTATCACTTAATCTAAGAATAGTAAGAACCGTTGACAGTGGAAAACTCCATCCAGTCTTCAGTTCACCTTCGACATTTAATGCAAATGGAAGTTCTACTTTATCTGTTGAACTATCACCAATAAAGAAAACTAAATTACCATTTACTGTTCTTGCAGTAAGTAGTGGGTCAAATGCACCTAGAATGCCCGCAAAGTATTGTAAATCTTTGATTGCTTTCTGTGTTGGCATGATATCTACATTCCAATTTGCACCTCTAAAACTTGCTGTTTTAATTTGTGCATCCACTAATTCACTTACGATTACACGATATGAACTATCAAACCCACCATCCATTGAGAAGTTAAGTTCAGTAGTAACATCTTCACCATTTCGTGTTTCTGTTCCTACACTAACATCTGCTTCAATTGGATTTCCTTCTTTGTCCTCGCTAGTATAACTAAGTAATCCACTTAACACACCTAGTCGACCTAGACCAAACTTCCCTTCAAATTCAGGAACTGGCTTGTGTAATTTACCTATCAATACAACAGTACGGTCATCATCCATTGCATCAATAGTTGTACTTTCATTGTCGGTTGTCACTTTTGCCGCTTGGATGATTCCAAGAGAATGTGTATGTTTAACAATGTCCTTTAAAATATCACGCATTTTCGCTCCTTTTATTTAATTATTAGATTAATTATAACATAAATCTGACCATCTTGTCAACTATAAATCGAAAAGATTATCAAATGTTTCTGATGCATTTGCATCACTCATATCCCAATCTAATACTCCAATTAGATTTTCCAACTTCTTATCAACAATCGTCTGTTCCATCAATTCGTGGTCAAATGGCAAATCCTGAAACCATTGGGGGATCTTTGTTGCATCAACTGGGTATGCAACACTTTTCAGTTTGAATGTGTTTGGCTTTAGTTTACATATAATACACTTCATGCCATCTACAATTTCTACTGCATATCGGTCTTGATTGAGTTCTCGTAACATATTCCAGTTCAATGCCGCGGCAACATGCCCAGGCAAGTGAACTTTATCTCTTTTAGATTTGTCACCACCCATATTCATATCTCTTGTTAATGCCTTCTTGGCGGCACTCACTCTATTCTTATAAGAAGTCAAGTTGTTTACACGAGTTTGAGAACCTTTTTCCCAACCTGGTTTTGTTCTAAACTCTTTCTTAAACTCTTTAACCATCTCAATGACTTCTTCACGTGTGCCATCAGTTAGCACTTTCAGTAGAACTTCACTTAAAAAGTTTTGCATATATGATGGAGTATCACTTCTCTTTATGTCAATACCCATTACTTTGACTTTACCCGGTGAACCATCTACGTCCCGGCGAACACCATCGTCATCATACATAAGCAATGCGTATCGTTTCTTCTTAATGAAGATACCCATAGTCGAACAATTCTCACGACCTGCAACAATAATCTCGCCCTCTTTTCTAGGAACATTAAAGAATGTTTTCATAAACTCTGGAAAACTAACATTGACTTGGTTCGTGACTTCATCGTATAATGTTAATACTTTATCTTTATCCCATTCAATAGTGCCATCATCAATCTCTTGTTTGTAAACAGGATACATAGAATAATAGATAGAGTCTGTGTCACCATATATAACTGCTGGTCCCTTATAGTCATATTTGCCAACGATTACTTCATTACATTTTGCGCCCATATGTCTTGTTATACAACGACCCGTGAGAGTTGTTGATTGTCCGATGCGTTTATCGTAAAAACGACATCCTTGATTTAACAATGCGCCATACAATGAGTTCAAGTTAATCTTTTTAACTAACTGTCGCTTATCCCAGTGTGATATTTCATCTGTATCGTTTCTTTTAATCGCCTCTTTCTTTTTCTTTTGCATCACTTGTCGTTCTGCATACCATCGTTCTAGTAAACTAGGAATGATTCCTTGAATATCTTGTTTAAATATAGTACCATTAGCCGTGAGAGTCCAATTCAAATCACTATTGAATATTAAATCATATGCTTCAGCACCAGAAAGTTCTTGAGTTGTCTTAAGTTCTTCAAACGGTGAATCTTCAAGCACTAAAGTAATATTACTTGCCTTGTTCTTTTCATTTACTAGACGAAATTCTTCTGAACTAAAAGTTTCATCCCATGCTTGGGCGGCACCATATGTTTTTGCCCCTGTTTTTCTTCCTTCTTTTATTCTATCACCAATCATTTTTTCAGTTATGTCTGGTCTTAATTGACCAGCAATAGTTTCGGGTGACATATTCATTGCTCGGATAACTGAAGGATAAAGAGAGTTGATATCAATACCTGCTACCCATCGTTGTAATCCTGCTTTTGGTACTGCCACATATGCACCTGCGGCCTTTTGTAACTCGATTTCATAGAGTTCTTCATCTGTATAATCTACATCATCATCTGACCAAGTACGTGACTTTCTATCAGGAACAACCATGCCACGTCTATGGGCTTCGTTGATAATTGCTTGTTCTGTAACAGCAACCGCACCCATTGTGGTTTTGATGTTAACTGTATTGTCGTGTGCAATCTCATTTGCTAGTTCAATGAATCTTAATTTCTTATCAATCTTATCAAGTAATGCAACGTCTTGTCTGTTGTATTCTACAAATTTATAAAAATCATTATTATATAACTGGTCTAATGTTCCATCATATGCAACTTTCTTTTCACCAACTTCGTGGTCACCAATTGTATCAAGTGCGTATGAATGCATTTCGTGATATGTATATTTACGATAGAGTTCTAGATAATCAAGATGAATTCGTCCAAATAAATCAAATGTCTTTTGCTTCTTGCCATACTTGACAACTTCACGAGTTTTAGGTTCCAAATTCCACAGACACAACTTACGTGTATGTGATGCACTTAATACCTGCGTAATTCTGTTAACAGTATAAGGAATATCATAACCCTCAGAGTTCCAACCAGTTAAAACATCAGCATCTTCAATGACATCTAAAAAATCATTAAGCATGTCTGCTTCACTCAAATACAATTGCGTGTTTTCAAATTGCTCACAAATTCGTTCTGCTTCTTTAAGACCCTCACCGCTTCTCATTGACTTGGGTGGAATAACAAGAGTTACGAGTAAATCAATCCACTGAAGATGGACAGATATGGCTGTAATCGGCATGAACGGGTCACTAGGGTCAGCAAACCCTCGACTTGCATCGAAGTCTGTTTCAATATCAAAGAAGGCAGTATTTAGAGTTGGCGAATCAATTCCATTGTAATTCTCACTCAAACACTTTACTTCTGGCTTCATATCACTTTCGTAAAATGTTTTACCAGTATTTATTTTTCGTTCTTTGTGTAAGTCTTTAAGACGTTTACATTTGATTTGTCGTACTTTGTCACCATGAATACTTATATGGTCACCGCGTGGGTCTTTCACATAGAAAGTACGCCACGCAGGATAATCATTGTAAACTCGTTTACCCTTAATTCGTTCTACAACTTGAACAATATCTTTATCTTTATTGTAGAATGCATCTACATAACTCAAAGAGTTCGTCCAACAGTTTCGAGAATAGTTTCCATATCTTCGAAGTCTGCTCGTGTTTCAGTTAGTTTGGCCTTATGTGCTACCGAGATTGCTTTGGTTAATACTGATGGTTTTACATCTATTTCCTCGGCAATTGCTCTTACAGTATCACGTAATCCACCTTTAAGGTCATCTACTTCTTGTAAAACAAGGCAACCCTCATTTACTAACTGTATGAGTCTGGCCTTTTCTTCTGTATTAATTGCGTCAATTGACATATAAATCTCCTATAAGTTGGACAATAAAAAAGAGTGATTACTCACTCTTTATATATTAACATAACTGACTCAAAAAGTCAATAGGAATCTATGATTATTTAGAATTCGCTTTATCCATTGCTTCTTTCATCATTTCTATAGATTTGTCTTCAGGAGAATATTTTGATGCACTAAGTGGATTACCGAAGCCAGAACTTGTTGCCATTTTTGATAGCATTCCACCACCCACTTTTGCAGCCCTACCCACAGCGTTCATTCCACTTTTAATGTTAGCGGCTCTGTCAGCGGCTTTTACATCTTTACTTGCTTGTGCTAGTTGTCTCTCAAGTTCTTTTTCATCATCTTTGCCATCACCATCTTTGTCTTTATTATTGTCATCATCATCTTTCTTTTTCATATTTGTAATCATCTTGCCTTGTGGACTATTTGCGTCATGCTCTTTGCCTAACTTGTCTTTCACCATATTTCCTATAGCATTTGCTTTAACAACATTACCTGCCACTCTTGCCGCACCACTACCTGCCACTTTTGCTACTCCACCAACAACTGCTCTACCAATAGCAGGCACAAACGCCCACTCATCTAAACGACCTTCATGAATCGCTTCATTAAGTTTGCTAAATGCGAAGTTTGATAGTTTGAGCATACCTTCTTTAGTTCTTAACATATTATCAACTTTTTCTTGAGTTTCTGGCTTAAGTGCATCATACACTGCCGAGACTGCTGATGCTGTATATAAATCTACTTTCATCTTGCCATCGTCAAATTTTACTTGCATGTTTTGTTTGTCTGCTACAATCTTTTTAATCGTATCAATTGCTTTATTGCTACTCTTTGGTCTTGCACTCACCATCTTTATAAAGTCATCTCTGTCTTTAATTGCGGCTGCATCTGCATCTGTGGCTTCTTTTACTTTCTTACTAAATTCGTTTTCACTTTTCAATTGAGTCTCTTGTATTTCTATTTTACTAGGATCAAATTCCATTGCACTAATGTCGTAATATCTGTTTAACAATTCAAAAATCTGGTCTTCTATAGTTGACTTAGGATTAACAATTATGTTTCCGCCAATGTCTCCATAGTTAAAATATACTTCTTCTTCGTCACTGATACCTTGCTTTTTCTTTGCTTTTGCAATAAGATTATCCCACTCTGTTGTGTCTACATTGGGATCTCTTCCTGTTTCAGGATTATAGGCTTCTTTTGCACATACTTCTTTTTTAGTTTTACCTGCTTTTTTCATTGGCTCTTTCTTATCGCCATCTTTGTCAAGGTCTAAGAAGTCTGGCTTTGCTTTTTCAGTCACTCCTTTTGGATATGGTCTAATACCCATAGGGATGTCTTGGGGGATCTCTTGTTTTATTCTAGCATCTAATTGAACATCATCATAACCCTGTGCTTTGTATTTGTCGTATAGAGCAACAGCCTCGTCATACGATAACCAATTGTCATTCGCTTCAGTACCACCAACCCAAACAGTATATTCCATTTCAGAATCATTTACTGTTTTGTCGTATTCTTCTTTAGACATATCGCCGTGATAATCATCATAAGATTCAGTTGATTCTGCCCATCTGTTAGAAGTATTAGTGTGAGGTCCTTTAATTGGTGCATTTGTACTTACAGGCTTAAGAATTTTTTTGTCTGTAGGATAAAACTTAGACACACTCTTATGTCCACCACGTTTTGCTGGAATGCCTGTATATGTAAGATCCACTTTATCAACGCCCTTATGTCCTAAAGAGCCACCGGTGCCGGATTGAGAACCGAAAACTGGGTCTACATAAGCAACTCCTTTTCTATGGGTGTTCTTGCGTTTAATGTCCAGGCGTTTTTGTAAGAATTTGTCTGGTTTGCTATTAATACCATTGGTATTAATATTGTGATATTTTCTCCCTAAGTCACTCATGTCTGTTTGAGGGTCACCATCAAACTCTTTAACTGTTTCTTCTGATTCTAGGCGTTTTGTTGATAAAGGTGTAGTTCTTTCTTCGGCTTCACAATCTTTTTTCCATTGTGCGTATTTGTCGTATTCAACACCAGACATTTTTTCAATCTCTTCTGGCTTTGCTACATCGCAAGGTCCTTCTGTTATTTGTGTTATTTTCATAAGCCTACTACCTTTTAATCATTATATGTTTAGTTTGTTCAGTTTTCTTATCTTTTTTCTTTGACTTCTTAGATTTATCATAAATGCTCGCCTTTGGGTCTCCACCACCTAATGCCATGGGAACACTCGCAAAAGCACCAGCAAAATTTTCACCTAAAATCTCGTATATTTTCATAATAGTATTTATCTAAAAGTTTTCTTTGGCAACCCATCTTTATTAACAACACTGCCGAATTTAGCCGCTTGTTTCTTAATTTCATCTGGACCAACATCAATAGTTGTGTTTACACCTGGTACTATTTTGCCAACTCCGCCCGTTTCTGTGATAAATGCTGATTTATAGTTGTCTAAATAAAAATCGTAAAGAATTTTACTATCAACATTATCAAAACTGCTGGCGATTCTAGACACATACCAACTCAGAGCGTGTCTCCAGACACCTTTATTCTCTTTGTATTTTCTTTGTAACATTTCGTGTAATCGTTCAGCGGCACGTTCATATGCTTTCTTATGTGATGCGACTTTTAATTTATCAAACATTCCCTCTTCTATCTTACTTTCACCAACCACATCAAGTATAGAAGTTCTTTCTTTGCTTTCATAGTTGATGTCTTTGTTAATACCTCGTGACTTAGGTCCACCTCTTTTACGTGTTTTTTCTAAATCTTTCTTTGTATCAACAATCGCCTTAATCATAATTTGCATAACATCTCTACCTAGCAATGAATCTATCTGTTGCCAATCTCTTCTACCCTTTGCTCTTTTAACTAAGTCTTCTAGTTTGCCAATTACACTATCTTCTATTTGATTAAGCATTAGTCTTCCAAATCCTTGAATTAATACTTCAGGATTATTTGGGTCTTCTTTGTTGAATTTCCATATTTGAGATTCTTCGTTTATAACTGATTCTTCAATCTTACCAGTACCATCACATTCATCACAACCTCTTTCATCTTCGTCACTAGAAACTCTTTCCCAACCCGTGCCGTTACAAGCAGAACAATCTTCTGCTTCTTCAGATTGTCCTTCTATTTCGAACTCTCTGTTAGATGTTTTGAAATCTTGTTTACGCATTACTGTTTTAGCAATCAAATCAAGTTCTTTGTTCTTGTTATCCCAACGCAATGCGAATGGCATATTAATATCTGTTTGCAAGTCTTTCATTACTGCTTCAGCATCTGGACCCATTTTAGCAATAGGCTGACCCCATTTCTTATATTCTTGTTTGAATAGACGTGTAAGTTCACTTGCTGTGATTTGTTTGCCGTTACGTTCATCGTTCACTCTATCTAAGAAATGACGAGTGAATTCCACATCAATACCGACTTTGCCAAATATTCTATCTGCAAATGTTTCTAACGCTTCTAGGTCAGATGGTGTGATTTGTTTGTCTACCTCGTCTAATCTCATTATAGTTCCTGATTGTATTGTTGTGTATCTGGTGGTACGCCTAGACTTTGAATTGTATTATTACTTGCGAATGCTGTAAATATTTCTTTTTGTTCTTCATCAGACATATTCTTTCTAATTGCTGTAACTAATGTTTCGTAACTATTCAAATCGTCTCCATTGTCTAATCCTAAATTCTTTGCTATACTATCTGCTGTCTTCCAAGGACCACCAATAATCTTGTTATTGTTCTTTTTTGTGTATCCATCACCGCTTTTCTTAGGAACAGGTCTACGCAAAACTCTTACTAATCCATCTCTTGGACTCCACATAAATCTTTTTGACTCTAGTGGTCTACCGTCATCAATCTTTTCTTCACTTGACTTAATGTTATATTCACCAGCAATAGAGGCAATCATTATATTACGATACACACCTTTATACTGACTATCTTTTTCATTAGGCGAATGATAATATGTCTTTAACCATTCTGGGTCACCTGGCATAAAATCTACCTGAACATATCCTGTTCTGTTCGCATTAGTTTCTTTATTTTCATCATAGTTTTGAATTTTAACTTTCGTCATAATTACACTTGACTTTGCAATATCAAGAATTTGATTACTCTTTTTAAGTCTTTCTACGAATTCTGGTATCTGGTCTGTTTCAATATTCAATGCAACGTCTATGTCACCACTGAATTCTCTTTTACCAACACTACCTAATGTGTTATTACGTAAATCAATTCCCAACTCTTTCTCTAATGGAACTAGTGTTGGATTAATTTCATCAATATGAATAGCACCAACTCCAGGCATAGCACCGCCCTCGGTTAATTTAATAGTTTCAACAGTTGCTTTCTGTTGTGTTAATTCGTATAACTTCATTTATCCTCCTTTTTGTACCATATGTCTATGGTCATCAAAAGAATCATATTTGACTTGTTTTTTAGGATCGAATTTATCACCTACTTCTAGATATCTTGAGTTATATACTTCAGGCCATCTTTTACTTATTCGAAAAGCATTATTTGGATTGACTAGAAAGTCTTCGGCATCGTATTTAGGTCCTCTAAAGATTACTATATCTTTGTAATGACCTGTTGAGCCGACTACTATGAATCCGCGTCCTTGCGGATCTTCGCCATATCCTAATTTAGATGTATCTATTAATTCGTATAATCTCATTTGTTACCTTTTATTCTCAAACTGTCCTCTAGCACCATAATTTGGTTCACCAGCGGCTCTTAATTTATCTGCTCTAAAATCATTATGTCCTTTAGACCATTGTAGTTTCTCAGCACCACTGTAAGGATTTTCATCATACTTCACCCCTTTTCTAGCGGCTTTATAACCTTCTTTATACTTGGGTGTTCCTTTAGCATCAGAATAATGTAGTATTGATTCTACCCAATTTCCTTTATGTCCTAAATCTGCACCTTTAAATATATCATCTCTAGGTATATTAGTCTTCTTCTTATTAATCTTTAGAATCTTTTCTCGTCCAGTAACTGGTTTAGAACCAAATTCATCATCATAGCCAAGATTCCAATCAATTGTATTATCTGATGGCTTAGTTGATTTACTTGAACCTTTACCAAATAAATCTGACTTCTTAATTTTCATTTTTACTCTACCTGGCTTAGCCACTGTGCTGACTGGTGCTGTTGCACCACCGGCTGGTCCCTTTGCGCCAGTACCTTTTGCTACTGTTTTAGTAAATGGTGGGGTTGATACTAACTTTGCGTCTGCTGCCTTATTTTGCTTATTTGCTTTCTTAACTGCATTTTGTTGTGCTACTGCTTTTGCTGTTGCGACAACTCCTTTCCTATCACTTCTATTATCAGTTGCGGCTCTAACGCCTGCCTGTTGACTTTTATGCATTAAAACTCTATATTCAGGAGAGTCATGTGGGAAGTCTCCTGAATCACGAGCAGTTTGTTTTGCTAATGCTTGTTTAGCCGCCCGCTTTTTCAACTGTGTTTTGTCTCCTGGACCTTCTTCAATTTCCCTCTTTTTCAAATGTGTTTTGTCGCCGGGTCCGGTATTGGCTCTTGCATAGCGATTTGCTGGGCCATGTTTACCTGTTCCTTTTGCAACTGATTTTGGTTTTTTTGGACCATACCATAAGTCTCTCATTGCATCGGTTCCTGTAAGTTTCCAACTATCGTCTTGTGCTTGTGCCTTCATCTGGGCCGTTCTCTTGCCTGCAGTACCATGTGGTCCTAACTTCCAACTATCGTCTTCATCAATAGACTGTTCCGTTGCTTTTGTCATAATCTCATTTGCTATGCTCTCTGGAACTGTTGTTTTTGCAACATCTTGTGTTGCTTTTGCATACTTACCAACTTGTTTAGTTTTATTTGCCATCCATTTACCTATTGCTTTACCACCTTTATAAAGTCCATAACCTGCCGCTCCGGCTACTGCTAACGCTGGCCAGAGTTCATTAAGTGGAAACAATTCTTTGTAATATTTTTTATGTATTGAATTATACATTACTTCTGATTGTTCTGGAGTAACGTATCCTTGTTGTTTGGTTGTTTTTAGAAGTCCTTCAATTGCTTTTATTTCTCCTCTATCTCCGAATGCTTGTGCTAACATAAGAATGTTTTCTGAGTGATTGTTTCGGTCTTCGTTATGTTTGTATACTGTCTGCATTTTTGTTAATGTAGATACTTTTTCTTCTGCCTGAGCATCTTCTTTTAGCCATTCTTTAATTTTTCTTCTTCTTGCTATTCTTTGAATTCTATCATCGTAGTCGTTGGGATATAGGTCTTTCCAATTTGATACTTCTGCATCATCATATCCTAACTCTCCTTTGGAATTTACTGGGATGCCATCATATGAATATCTTGGAATGCGTGATTTTAATACATCTGTCTTATGGCGTCTTCCTAATCCTAAATCTATCGCCTCTTCTCCTTCGTTTTTAATACCATTTCGTAAATTCTTTTGAAATTGCTTTTGTTGTTGTATTAGTTCTTTACTGAATTTCGTAGTATTCGGTCCGTAATTCGCCAGTCTTTCTGCTTTGCTCATATTTGGGGAAGGTTGAGGCCTTGCGTAGTAATTGTCAATATCATCTGCCCATTTACCTACTTTTTTTGCTACTGCCTTATAGGTCGGTTTGCCATATTTATAAACGGCTGTGCCGACTCTGGCTAAAGCGGCTAACGCAGGGATAAGTACAGGTGCAATTTCAAGTAATTCATTTCTATTAACTAATTTTCCATCTTCATCTAACACAATCAAGTCTCCTATTCCGTTAGACTCTACGATTTGTATAAGTGCATCATCATCAAGTTCTTCAGCAACATGTTCTACGTCAGCCAAATGTGCATCAATGCCTGCTGTTGATTTTAATCCCCAATGCTTCGCCGCATTCTTGGCCGCATCATAAGATGATGTTGCGTGAGTTTCGTATTTGCCTTTTTTGGCATGAACACAAATGTAAGGACGTTCTTCTGATTCTTCTACTTTAACACTACCAATCTTTCCAATAATGTTTTGAAGAACTTGGTTACCATCTGATTGTCCGTTGTTATTATCTTTACTGTATACTTTGAACATTCTTGTAAAACGACCTTCAATATCGTCTTTGTTTTTCTTAACCCAAAGCATTAGAGTAGTCAATTTTCCTTTATCTTTTAGAATACTGCCTTCATCCCATAATTCAGATTTTCCAAGATACTTTAATCCCGCTGGGTCCATTTTAATACCATCGTGTCGTAAACATAGTTCTTGTATAAAACTTCTCTCTTGTGCTGTCCACATACTCCAGTTTCCAGCATCTTGGTCTTGAACCCATTCATCAACTTTATGGTCTTCTTCATTGTATTTTGCTCTGATTAAACTTGGCTTTAATTCAAGTTCTCTAGTTCTAATATCATCAACAGCATTTTGAATTCTGTATGCTATCTCTTTTATTGATGTTGAACCAGGTTGGGCATGACCTGCATCTTTTATGAATAACTTTTCCACATACTCATCAATCGTATCTAAGTAGCCCTCAATGTTACCTAGGTCTTGATAACCTTGAGATTCTCGTACTCGACTCTCTGATTTTGTAGAACCGTCAGTATTAAAATGTTGTTCTCTAATATCTTCAACAAATGCGATTGCTTGGTCAACCATTGCGTTGTCTACATTTCCATCACCACATTCTTGTAACACGTGATGAATGTATTCTAGTTGCTCATGTTGTTCGTTGGCATAATCACCTTCTTTAATTGACTCAAAGTTTTTATCATCTTCCCTCGCGGTAAGCATCATATCTCTAACTTTTTCTCTGTCCATTGTGTCACCTGATCCCCATTCCCAAGTTTCGTCTTTGAGTAGGGCTTTTACTGTCTTTACGATTTCTTTTTTACTAACGCCTTCAGAACCATCGTCATTTTTGAAGAAATCAGCATATATTCCATTAGTTCCATAAAAATTCCCTACGTAATCAATAAAGAGACTCCAGTCTAAATCTTCTTGACCAGATTCTTCTTTAATACTAAATTTTGCTTCAACAATTTCTTTTACTTTTCTATCAAATTCTTCATCAATAGATTCATTTGCATACTGATTATCATAAGCATCTGGATAAACTTTATCTAATATTCCCCAGTATTCGTCCCAATCATAGATTTTATCATCTATTTCTACATCTTGAGGATAAGCGTCAAAGTGTTCTTTGTGGTCATCAACATAATCTTTCATGTCTGCCGCAATACTTTTCATTCTGTCCCAAGTCATTGGTCCATATCCTTCTGTTATTGTTTGTAGTATGCCGTTTTTCATTGTCTTTTCCTCGTGTTCGATTTCAATTAAAAACTCAGAAAGTGAATATTCACTCCAGTTTTCATTCATTGTTTCTTTGTTTCCAATCTTTCTCTTAAATATTTCGATTATATCATTTGGAACATCAGTGATGTTATATAAGTCTTGTAAAATTTGACTAAGTTTAGTATCGTCACTCGCCGTAATCATATTTCTAATTTGTGACGCACTGTTTATTTCTTGTCCTAATACTTCAAATGGAAATGTAGGTGTTGTTGCTAAGTAACCGTGTTTTCTATAAGTTTCAGCAGAATCTAAACCAGTCCATTTCTGCATATATGCTGGCTCACCATTTTTCTTCAATTTGATACCGCCAGAGAAATCAAATCTAGGTTCTTCTGCCATATCTTTTTCAGATACAGCAAAGACAACAACTGTCTTATCTTCATCAAATCGTTGCACAATCTCTATAGATTGATATGGAGATTTACACTGAACAATAGCACCAGAATCAACACCAGCCAGTATCATCATCTTTTTCTTTTCTTCAAAAGTAAAAGGTGACCTGTCGCCATCGACTTTACCAGAAGTAGAAATAAACACTTGTGCGTTAGGATATTTTTGCTTTAAATATTTGTATACTTTGCCATGACCAATATGGAATGGGTGAAAACGTCCTGGATATATAATAACCAAGCCCTTTGTTTCATCTTCTAGTATTTCTGATAAATTCATTAAATATCTCTAACATTAAATTATACTTATTTGTATTTATCATTTTGAAGACGACCAGACATAAAAAATCCCAGACTTGCTGGGATAATTAATAATAGATTGAAATTTTTACCAAAACTTCCACCAGGGACTATGCCCCTTAGTATACTGACCTACAGCATAAAGAGCCTCATCTATTTCGGGTAATATCTTCGAATTAAGTACATATCGTTCTTTCTGTGATAGTATTTGCAACTCTTTCATATTAAGTTTTATTATTTCTTCATTAGTGTTTTTAAATATTCCAACCACTTTTCGGTGGTCAACATCTACATATAAGAATTTCATACTAGTTCTCCTCTAAATCTTTCTCTCTACTATTATTTAAGAGGAAAGAGACAGAGGAAAACTGTATATTTAATGTATTTTATGGATTATCAAATGTTACATCTTTAGCATCATCGAGTGCCTTATTGAATTCTCGAATACGTCTAATGACTGATAAGAAATCAACAATCGTTGTCCAACGGTCTATAAAGTAGCCCATTGAACTTTCTACTCGTCCGAATGCGTTGAGTACTTGGAATAATACTCCAAGTGTGATTAATTGGTCGAAGTATGCTGGTGCTAGAACAACTAGTGCTAAGTTACCTACACATAATCCAAATGCTGTTTGCCATACACCAAATCCCATATACCAGTTGAATAGTCTATAGTAGTTTCTACGTACAGAATAGAACATAGGAAATAAGACTGCTGTTGCTCTTGCATTAAAATCATCTTCAGAGAATACTAATTGTTTTCTCATTTTTGCTTCTACTACCTGATTATTATATTCAAGTTTAGGTAGTTTCCAACCCAGTATAAGTGATATTAAAGTACCACCAATTGATACAGTTAAAGCAACCCATACTAAGAATCCAGGAATAATTTGACCATTCCAGACGGGTAAACTCTCTGATAAATTCCACAAGATAGGAAGAAACGCAAATAATATAAGTATCGCACTAAAGAATCCAGTAAATAAACCTTGCAGAGTCTTACCAAATATCATTAAGTCTTCTTGTATACGCTGTGAGCCACCTTCAATTTTTGCTGGTGAGTGTTCCCACCTAGACATATAGTGTTTAGTATTGGCTTCTCGCCATTTAAAACAATATCGTTGGGTTTGCCATGTGGAATATACTGCTATGGGAATATAAAGTACAATAATCTCTAAGAATGAGGGTTGAACTCCCTCAGTTAAAGCCATGAAATTCAAAAATCTACCAGCGTCCCATCCCAGAAATAACTCCCAGAATCTATCTTCTTGTAGTGATTGAATTACATCATATATTTCTTTGTTCCAACTGTTGTAGAATACTAGTATTTCTACGTTGTACCAAATTATTCCTAGTAGAAAGGAAAGCATTAGCCACGCATATACACCATATTCTTTTGTGAGAAAAAATGATTTTAACATATTTCACCTCTAATTTAATAAATTTATATACGACTTTAATCTTCGTATATTATGTATTTAGTTAAATCAGAACATATTGTAAAATTATCTTTGGCGAATACCACCTTCTAAATCGCTTCCTGTGAAACCAAAGAAATTTACATAATTAGTAGCAATTGATGTCAATGCTGGTTTTATTTCGAAGTCTCTAGGATGTAGCCAATACATCGATGCGTTTGGAATTTGAATGAATAATAATCTTAAATCTTCGTCTGCAACTCCTAGAGATTTAAGTAATTTCATTAATGACGATGCACTTCTAAACGCTGAAGACTCAATAGCCCCTGGACTTGCGCCATTCATACTACCTGGTGGAGTGCCAGGTCCATGTATTCCAAAGTATACATCTCCTATTAAATATCGTTTATCACCACCTAAGAACATTAATCCACATGCTGATGCACATATTGCCTTATCTTTCATATAATCGGCGGTATCTTCCTCGTCCATATATGAGCCGGGAATGTAAACAATTTCACCAAATTCATTCATTACCTCATCAGACCTAACGACTGTAACTACGCTACGAAGTTTTATATGAGCCGCAAGACATGATCCTTCTGCTAGATTTCCACCAGGGCTCTCTAAAATTAAAGCAAATGCATCTGGCATTTGGGGTGCGATTTTTTCACAATCACCTTCTTTTACTGTACCTGTTAAGGTATATAAGTTTTCGTCAATCTTCGTAAAAGTTAATCCTCCAGAGTTTTCGTCTTCTTCTATTTTGTTATTTGCTTCTTCATATAGTACCATGTATTCATCATACCATTCGACTGCTTGGTCTTTACTTAGAAAAACAAGCAAAACAACTATCACTAATAACATAGGATTTTTTATAAGTTTAATTAATAATCTTATTAGTAATAATTCTTTTATAAAACTGAATATTTTTTTCATTAGATATTATACTCCTGGTTCCTCTGAATCTTGTGGTTCAGGTGCAGTACCTTGTTGTGCCGCAATCTGTTGTCGTTGCATTTCTTGAAATTGTGCAAGTGTGTAACATTGATATCTTGTACTATGCTTCCACTCAATATCTATCTGCATGTCTTTTGGCAATTGTTCGCCATAGAATTGACATTGCTCCATAGTTTCAAATGGCATTGTATAGATAACTGGTGCACCAAGTTGTACATTAAAAATTGACACAATAAAATGTCCTATCATTAAAACTGCTCCTACACTTTCTGATAACATTATTCTTCTCCCTCATTTAATGGACCAATAAATGTTTCTTTATGTTCTGGAACTGAAAATAGGGTAGACCATGGGATAGTGATACTATCGCCTCTTATAATTCCGTCTTCTTCAGATTCATGTTCGTGTTCCAAACTAGGTCTATCTGGATTTGTTGTATTGCCTGGTCCGCTTCCAGTTATAACATTATTTTCAAATGTTACTCCTGAATTTCTCGATTCTTCTGGTTCTTTTCCTTGAAACTCTCCCATATTCATCATTGGAGTAAAGAAGAATGAATCTGATTCTCCTGGATTACCTTCTTTAAATTCTCCATCACCATCACTTGAACCTATTTTCTTCTGTAAGTCTTTCATTTTCTTTTTATTTTCTTCTGTCCAATCTATTTTATAAAATTTTGGACCATTCTCTGAATTCAATAATACATATATCCAAGGTTTACTATCGTGTACAAACATTACTTGAACCTGTTGTTGCATTGGTAATCCATATACTGGCATACCTTGTAACATTTTGATACCTTGCCAAGTCATACTTGCTATAATCAATGCTAATGGTATTATCGTAAAAGTATAAAGTTTATTCGCTTTACTTTGTATCAATGCGTACAAGCATACTAATATAAGAGTGAATAATCCAACTATATAAAATTGAATCATCATATCAATTGTCACACCATTTATAAGCATTTACTTCTCCGTTATTAATTTATTCTTCATCACCAGTCGCTAGGCGTACTGCCGCATCTGCTTCAGCATCATCCATTGAACTATGCATATCATCGTCTTGGGCCAGTGCGGCCTCTGCTGAGGTACGTATTGCTTCATCATAGGCTTGATAACCACCAGCACCATCAATGACTGATGCTTGGTCTCTTGTGCCTACTATTATTTTATCACTTGTCCATATATCCGTTACTTCACCTTCTTCATCTAATGTGAAACCAGGAAGTCGAACAATATCGCCACGACTCGTAACTTCACCTTGTATAACGTAAACTTCTTTATATGGATTAACATCCATCAGTGTCACTGTATATTTAGTCGGTTCACTTCCCTTTGGTTTGTTATATACGTGTATATTGATGTAGTAATCACCTTTTACTATACCACGCATAGTTACAACTTCACGATTTACTTTTATAACTATTTTTTTGCCATCAATAATCATAGTATCTGATGTTCTACCTAAGTCATCTCTGTCTAAGTGCATCATTCCACTATGTTTATTTTGAAAACTAATTGGTGCGCCCATAAGGGGACCTTTTACCCACGTATCTATATCGTCAGGAGATTCATCGTCCCATTCTACGATAATCATTATCTCTGCTTTCGCTGGAATATCAGATTTTTTTGTTATTGGATTGATTAACAGAAGTGCTAATACGAATAATACTACAAACCCTAATAGTGCATTGAACAATACATCATTGAACGACAGGTTTGAACCGTATCGATTTACAGACATTTACTCACCCTCTCCAATCATTAATTGAGTTCTTAAAGAAACGGATACTATTAGACCGGTAAGAGTAGTTAATAGAGCAGTTGCCATTCCTTTCGCCAGATGTCCTATTACGTTTTTCATACCTTCTACATCTGATGGATCTATACTTCCTAAGTCACTGCTTCCGAGCATGAGAATGAAACCTAAAACAGTTCCCATCATACCTATTGCCATACAAGTTTCAGCAATAAACCAGAATTTTTCGTTTGATGTTGATATATTTTTTACTAATTTATATCCAATTCGCATACTTGTAAGTAACCAAATACCTATTAGTATAAAAGAAATATAAGTTTGGTCGTTGTTAAGAATATACAAATGTAATTCGTATATGTATGAAGCCCCTAAGATTATTAATTGTAGCACAAAAAATAACCACCATTGTAGAAATGTTTTTGTCATAGTGTTACTCTCCCACTTTGTATTATGATATCATTCATAATCTATTTATCACATTTTGCTCAATAAAATTATTAACAAAAAAAGCCCGTCATTGACGGGCTTTTTCAAGTTATGAGATAAAATCTAAAACGTAACTTTTACACCTGCTGAAACCGTAGAAGCGCCACCAGAAACTTTCTCATATGAGTAAGTCATGATTCCACGTTCTAATGATAACGTATAAGTGTTGTTGCTATTTAAATTTACAAGTTTAGCAGAAAGGTCACCCATAGATGCCTTTACACCTTTAACACTTGTGCCATTTGTAGCACTAGTCATAGTACCTAACAACGCATGTTTGCTTGTTCCAGTTTTAGTAACACTAGCATCACCGATTGAAGCGTGAGCAACATCGACTGAGATACCTTGTATTCCTAAACCAGCGTCAACAATAGTATTTGTTCCTGTTGTTGTGTTTTGATATGAACCATTTAAGTCAATACCAGCAATTCCCATTCCCGCACTTAATAGACGACTATCATCTAAGATGTCTTCGCCAGAAACAGTAAGTGGTCCAAATACTGTACTTGCATCTACTGTAGTTGCTCCACCACTACCAGTTGCTTTATGCACTGATACTGTGAAACCTGCAATAGATGTACTTACTTTAATTCCTGTTACGCTGTCAACCTTACCAAGGCGTACATCAAAATTAAAGAGATTAGTATCTAGATATAAATCACCAACAGTAGCAGTTTCATCGATGTTTACTGTAACACTACCATGTGGAGAAGTTCCAACCATAACAAGGTCTAGACCTTGAGTGTACGTTAAATCTTTTGTAGTTGAATCTACAGAAGCCGTACCTTCATATGTGCCAGTAACAGAAACACTGTTTGTCGTTTCTGTTGTCGTTTCTGTTGCCGTTTCATCCGCGAATGCGATGTATGGGACTGTTAGCAATGCAGTCCCCACAATAGCGGTTCTTAATAATTTATTCATAGTTCTCCTTTTAAAAGTTAAAAATATTAAGCCTTAATAATAACCAAGCATACAATGTACATAGTACATTATAACTTGATTATATGTTTAATTATAACACGACATCTGACCCGATGTCAAGTGATTATCTGATTATTTTCTCTATTTTGCTAAAAATAACGTAAGATATTGATATTTACATTGAAAAACTCGAACCACAGCCACAAGATGTTCTTGTGCTTGGGTTATCGATTGTGAAACGGTCTCCTTGAAGATTGCTAACAAAATCAATTGTTGCTTCATTTAGATACATTATACTCATACTATCTACTACTAATTTTACATCATTTGTTTCAATAATGGTATCATCATCTGCGATATCATTCTCAAAACCAAAACCATAACTAAATCCGTGACATCCGCCACCTTGAACAAATACTCTAAGTGCTTTAACGTCTTCTTTGTCTTCAACAATGATTTCTTTTACACGCTCTGCCGCGTTTTCTGTAAAAATCATACTATTCCCCTCTAATTCTAGTTTTGGTCAAACACGCCGTGATGAATTCCTTGTTCAACTTCATATTTTTTACTTATTGCCTCTTCGTGTAAATGAGATATCTCGTAAAATCTATTAATTAAGCCAATTGCTGTTTTATAATTCTGATAAGTATCGATACTTTCTTCAATTTGTTCTATAATAAATGTGGTATGTCCTTTTAACTCAAAAACGAAATTCTCAAGTTCAAACTGTAAATTTGCTTTGGAAAGTTGTATTCGTAATTCAGAAATAAAACTTAAATCTTCTGGTGTAGTACCATCACGAAAGTCCCATTCGTGCCCATTAGTTTCTAAGATATATCTTGCTCGTAATATAGGGTCTACTAACGTATTGAAGGCTCTGTGAGCGAATTCTTTATGGTCTCTACCGATAAATGAGTTATCGTCTTTTAATATATTAAGAATCTTTTTATAATGCGTAGAAAGGCTTCGAATACTAGTTCCTTGCTTCTCCTCCACACCAAAGAATTTGAAGTAATTCTTTTCTTCTAAATTATATAATCGTTTTGTTCCTGACATATTTTTACCTATCTATTGTTATATAATACATCGTTTTAACTAATAAGTCAAGTGTTTTGTCAGATATTTTTTAACTTATTTGTCAATTGATGATAAGGTTGTAATCTAGGGTCGGTCTTGCTTTCTTCACTGAATTCAAGTCCATATCTCCAGCCTTCGCTTAGTTTTTCATCTATCCATCTGTTATGTTTCATAGCAGAAAGGTCAATTTCGGTGTCATCACCTGGTATATCATAGTTTTCACTAGTTGTGATTTCCATAATAAAATCATCATCCGTCCATTCTGTAAGAAGTTCTAATATCACTTCTGCTTCTGCCTCAGTTACACTCCGATTTAATCTAAAATCGTATATGTGTTGATACATTGCATCATCACCCATATGATATATTACTGCTGTTCCGTCTTCTAATGGCTGAAATATGTTTGCAATTGCCTTTTTGAGAACATTAATGATACCACTGATATCAGTCTTAGCCAACTCTTCAGTCATTTTTAATCTAATATGATATTTGAAGTTGCTTTTATTCATTATTTTCTCTGCGAAGGTGGAACATTGGTTGCGTCTAGTTTAACTGAAGATGGTACACTATTCACGTAAAGACCAAACCATGCCGCGCCTGAACCTACTAGAACTGATACTAATCCTGCTTGTTGTGAGTTTGGGTCTGGTAATAACATAAACCATTGTACTACATCATACAATAAAAAGATATACATCGAAATGAATACTCTTGGGAATATTCTCCAACGACTAAAATACTCTGGTGCTTTATCTAACCAGAATCTAATACCTGTTGTTTCTCTGTTATTTGCCATAGTTTTCTCTATTGTTAATCATTTCTATATGTATTTATCTTTTGAAAACGTGAATATACAAATTCACACTTGATTAAAATCGAGAAAGATGTTAGGGATTTGTGTTAAACGTATGTTACTGTGACTTTGATATCGCCAGTAGTTGCACCATAATGTGCTAATGCACACTTAATTTCTAGTTCAGTTGCGCCCGCATAATGATAATCTGGATTAGTTACATATGAACCCGTAGTTTCAATATCATTTTCATAATCAGCCATAAATCTATCTGTGTCTGATTGAACGCCAACTATTAATGATGGTGTACCACCAGAATGTCCTGATAATACAGTTGTACATTCGACAAGAACACTCAATACTCGTGAGTTACTACTAATTCTACCAAGAGTAACAGTTGATGTGTTACCAAATCCACCAACTGGAGTAGTAAATGTGTGTGATAATGAGTTGGCATCTGTTGCCGCACTGTCTTCGTTAGCAATCAATGTCCAAGAAGAACCTGAATATAGATACAATGCCCATTCGCCTTCGCCTGTGTCTAGTACGTGTGCTTGGTCACCAGTAAGAGGAGTCATTGCATTTCTTGCCGTCATATTTGAAACAACTGTAATACCACCACCACTACGGATGCCCTTTTCAACATTTAGACCAAGA